GCCTACAAAACATTTGTAGGCATGAATGGGTTTCTGATCCATTAGCAGGACAATATGAGCCTTCTTATTGTAAAATATGCGGCAAAGAGCAACAAAAGCCACTCAATTGAGTGGCTTTCTAATTATTTATGTTGTTCTGTTTTGATTTCAAATTCTCTTACATCCTTATCTTGTAGTTGATAATTGAAGGTTAAAACATATTCTCCATTATCTTTTTCTTTTAGATAATTTTTGATTTTTTCTTTTACTGAAACCTCATCATCATATCGGTTTGGAAAACTACCCATTATTTGAGTTTCAATTTTATTACCTTTCTTTTTTACCCAATACTTTAATGATTGCAAACGTAAATTATTAGAAGTTTGTTGAGGGTAAACTACAGAATCAATTGATTTTTCGACTTTAGGGGTTATGATCGTTGCGTTGTTATTCTTATAATAGTAATAATAGTTAGGATATATTTTAGTTTGAGCCATAATCAATCCTATCATTTCATCAAAAGTATTTGATAATTCAATTACATCTTTATTATCTCGTGGAATAGTTGAACCAAAAGTAAAATTGATTGAGCCTTTTTCTAATGCAATTGTATATTGGTTAACATAATCAAGTTTGTCTCCATTTTGTTTTAACTCACGATCAACTAAAGTAGGAAAACCATAGATTTCTTTCAAATCACATTTTGTATTAAACTTTGAGCATTCATTCTCTTTTGTAATTGAATAAATTTGATTAGATGAAAGTGTATAATCAGGATTCAATTTCACTTGAACTACAATGTTTTTGTCATAAACTCCTAAAAAACTGTTTTCATTTTTAGTGAATTTGAATAATTGATTAGAATTAAAATCAACACGTAAATTATCAAATCTAAATATTGAAATTCCTGCTGTATCTGTAATAGTTTTTTGGCCAAATCCAATTGTAGCGCTAAGAATCAATAAAAAAATAAATAAGCCTTTCATAGAAACAAGTTTTTGATTATCTTAAACAAAGATATTATTTTTGTACTATGACTGCAAGACAACAACGCTTAAATATCCGTAATCAACAAATCAGAACAGATTTTGACCGTGTGGTAGAGAAAAATCCACAATGGCGTGTTGATGCGTGTATTACTGTTATTGCAGATAAATGGTTCTTGTCTGAACGTACAATAGAAGCAATTTTAAGGAATGAAGGTTGTTATGCTACAAGATAATTAAAAAGATGTTTAAAGTTAATTTAAACACCTTTTATTTTTGTATTAAAATATTTTGTATATTTGCATTACAAGAAGACAGGGTAATGCCTCTTCTTGTGCTCAAAGCCTGTTAGTAGTAATATTAACAGGCTTTTTTTATTTTATTATTAATTCATTTATTTTATCATTTACTATTTAATAAATTTTATCAAAACGATATTGATCTACACCATAAAAAGATTTAACACCATTCATTAATCGATCAAAAGAATAATGTTCATAATTTTTAAAGTACACAACTGCAATATTTGCATTTTTATCTTTTGAGTGTTTTAATGCTCTTTTAATTGCATTTTTACCATCTCCGAGAATTGAGCTAAAATCCATAGGTAAATTGTTGATGTAACCATCTACATTTTTAGTTTGATTAGACGATTCATCATCAAGAATTACACTAAAACCATTTTTATAAAATAAATCTTGTAAGTATTTCTCATCCATTCCTGTGTGTGGATGAAAGTGATGTAATTTATGCGTTGCTTTCATACCTCCAGTTGATTTATTAAATACTACATCAAAATAATCTTTGTCCTTTTTAAGTCGTTGATAGATTTTATAGTTTCTTGAATAATTCTGAAGCTTTTCAAACTGTTTAATTCCCCAATCGTATATGCGTTTGAAATCATCACCTGTAATACCAGCTGCATAAACTGTCTCAGGAAAAACCTTACCTGTAATACCAGGATTGTTTTTAAACTTATCGTTGTCAAAAGTTTTTGGAATTTCCTTTTCAATTGTTGGCTCGTCATCGGTTCTTTCTGTATCACAACGGCAACCCCAATCGTTTGGAGGGAAATTTTTCACCCAAAACGGATGATCAATCGGTAAAACTTTACCATGCCATGCTCTATGTTTATCTCTTACACGATTGTCGCCAACCGTTAAATATCTAAGATTTGGATAGAGATTTTTTGTGCGTTCAATATCATTCCATTTTTGTGCAGCATTTGCAGCAGTAATAGTTTGATGATATTCTGTTTTTAAATAGCGTTCATTATATGCCGAATTAACCTTTGTAGCTTCTTTTTTGAATTCGCTCCAAGGACGCAAACCACCTTTTTCGTCTACTAATAAAGAACCTAAGACATTTTTGAATGATTCTTCTTTGAATGCCGAAAAGGCTGCAATGTTTTCTTTTAAAGACTTTGCTAAATCTTTGTCATAAAAATCAATTTTAGGCGAATAACCTTGATCCACTGCTTCAGATAATTTTTTGTTGTAAACGTTCCAAAGTTCTTGACGTATTTCTTCAGGAACTTCACGAGTTTTAAATAGTGCATTAATATATTTATCAATAAGCCTGTTGAATGATTTTGGCAACCACGAACTAGATGAAAGTTCAATATGTTCGTGGTTGCAACAATGCGTTCTGTAATGAAGTTCAATCAGGCTTAAAGCTTTCCCGCTGTATTGGGTGTGCTTTGTTGTGGCATAGCTTCAATCTCACAGCCATAAACACTTTCTAAATAATCTTTCTTTAAAATATATCCATTACCCAATAAAACACCATCAATAACAATTTGCTCTGAACTATCTTTGGTTTGTTCTACTGAGATTTTAGCATTGTCTGGAATCTTGTAACCTAATGCTCGCATTGCAGGAACAACAACATCATTCAAGAATGCTAGCATTTTCTTTTCGTCTGCATAAACCAATTCTTTCAATGTATTTTCGTGTACGTTTCCTTGTGCTTTTGATGCTCCATTTTCTGTCGTCATGGTTTGATGTACAACCAATTTAGATAACTCAGCGTCTAAGGCTTTAATCTTTTGATAGAATACATTAAATGAATCTGATTTAGAATTTTCTTTGATATCGACTTCTGTTCCAATCGGAAAAACACCATAAGCTGCAGAACCCATTTGCTCTAACCAATCTGCAACTTCATTTTTAACTACTTCGGATTGTGAAGCAATTTTTGCGATACGAATAGGAACTCCGAATAATTCTTCGAACTCATCCCAAGAACCCCACGAATGACGTTTTAGAATAGTGTACGGTGCAGCTTTTTCCAACAATCCTACATTATCGTAAAATTGAGCATACCAAAGGATATCGTTTAATTCTCTGAAATCAATTCCAGTTACCGAATCATAATCATGTTTTAAACAATGTTTTTCAGGAACAACCAATCCACGAGGAATCAATTCAACTTCTTGAATTTCGCCTTTTTCCCAACGTTTAACCCAAAGCAACGAGTGTCCACGGTAAACAGAATTAAAAGCACTTTCTAAAACATATTCAAACCAAGATTTATTCTCGATGAATTCAGATAATTTATCATCTTTTACATTATCGATTGAGAAAATGTATTTCTTGTTTGTTGTTCTCAACATTCGGTTTCCTGTAACACCTATAAGATGTCCATCCATCATTACATCGTCATAAACTTCATCTAAAAAGTGAGTATTTGGAATCTCAACATTATAACGAGCAAATCGTCCAGCTTGCCAATCGTTAATCTCTTTTCGCCACAAACGTTTTCCACGTTTTATAACGTCCACCATAAGCTTGGTTACTTTTTCGACATTATGAGCGTCAGAACCTGAAAGTCTAACTTTTGAAATAGCATTACCGCCAAATGTTATATTGGATGATTGATTAATTAATTGTTTCATAGTCGTAATCTTGATTGTATGTAGCGTCCGAATTTGTCTGTAATCTTTCGGTCTAAGTATTTTGATTTACCCATAAATTGACGTTTGGGCATTCGTTTTAATCCTTCGTTGTGGCGTTGTGCATAGCGTTTGTAGGTAAAAAATACAACAGCGTTACCTTGTTTTCTTGCTCGGAATGAATTACGCAATTTGTCACCACCTGTTGCGTGTCCTGTCAATATTGGACGATCTTGTATCATTCGACCATATTTATTCAAACTGCCAGCACGTCCAACTCTATTGGTGCGATAACGCGTGTTATCACGACCTTTACTATCAGTTGTTTTGCGCTGTTCCCATTTTTTTAATCCACTGTCATTAAAACCTTCATCTTGAAAATTCTTTCGGATGAAATTTGTTCCTTCAACTTCAATGATGTCGGTTAAATCACTTTTGAGATTATTCGCAAACGAATCGAGTTTATTTTGTAAATCTTTCAGTAATCTCATTAAAAATGGTTTCTATATGATTTGCGAGAACCGATTCGCATAAATGGTTTAGGTTCTTCTGTTCCTTCCTCAACTTTCGGCGGCAAGTCTGCATCTATTTTACCTGTTGAAACTTTATCTAACCAGCCGATTGCTTCATCATAATCTAATTTCAAAACTTCATCAAAACGAGTAGCACGTATTTTATGAATTTCGTAAATAACAATATCCTTCAGATATTTTACAATCATCTTTGATCGATTATCACCAACCGCATTAAAGATTTTATCTGTATCATAATATTTGAACAAATACGATTTCATAATATCAATGCTTTCATTGATGATTTGATTAACCGTATCATCATCGCTATTCGTAATTAGTTCAACTACTGGAGCAATTCTTACCGTTTTTAATTCTTCGATTTCTAAAAACATAGTTTATGTTGTTATGGTTAATTTTCCCTTTTGAGGATATTTATTGTTTAATTTTCGATAAATTATTGTTTTGAAAGAAACAACATAACTCATAATTCCTTCGTGAGATTGCTCTAATGTTTCATCGCTCAAATGATGTAAATGTGTGAATTGTTCGCCTTTCAAAAATTGAAGTTTCTCAGCAATTTTATCGATAATATCAATTTCGGTTAATCCATTATTAGGATCAGTTGTTTTGTGGTGTTGATCCATCCAACCATCTTTACAATAGAATAAAATATCAATGTTTACTTGACCTTCTTGATTTTGCTCAGTCATACATTCCCAATCAATTTTATTGATACGGATTAATGCGCCTGTAAAAATGTTTGGCAACTTATTGTTTTCAAATTGCGCTCGGTACAAATCGACAATTTCCAAAGCTGGAATTGTTTGTAATTTACCTAAAATAGCCACAAATAGTTCTTTTCTTGGTGTCATACTCTTCTGCGTTTTTTCTTTCCGATTAAAGGATTAGAATTTTGATTATCTTCTTTTTGTGAGTATCCAAATAATAAGCGTCCTTTTCTAACACAAATTTCTAATGTGTCTAAAATATCATCAGGAGATTTACAACCTTTTTCAAAAGACAGGATATGCTCTAAAGCCTTGTCCATATCAGGAGTGTCTTTTAATTTTTCATCAAAAGTGATAAGTCCACGTTTAAAAGCACTTGTTAAAGTGGCATCAATACGATCATGTTTATCACCACTTTGATGTTCAGCAAAAGGTATATCTACAGCATTGTTATCTTCACAAGCAATTAACCATTCAGGCTCATAAACTATTTTTTGAGAAGCTGTTGCATCATAAAAAGATATAATACTCATGCCTTTCGAATTAAAATCTTTTTGCCATTCGTAGTGCATATCCATAGCAGTTGGACGATCGCCTTGACGATTGTATATTTTTAATACATGTGCTCTTCCTTTATCAATAGAAACAATTGCACCAGCTTTATAATCACCATCATCAGAGTATGATAAATCCCAGTTTGAGATTAGCCCATTATGAATTTGGTTGCCATGTGTTTTCTTAAAGATTATCCATTCTTCTTTAATACGTTTTCCTTCTTCAACTGGATTATTAAAATCTTCACGTTGAGATGTATGATAATCAGAATCATCTACAATAGCAATACATTCTTCTTTAGTGTAGCGTTCTTTCCATGATGGATTAAAATTTTCATCACATAGATTAACTGTGGAAATAGAAAAGTTCTTTGATTTTTTATATTTCTCAGCATAACCATCAATAATCCCATTTTTTACGATGTAATTATTTGCCATGATTTGTCGGAAACGTTGTTTTTGACCTGCTTTACCTAAATCACCTGTTAGTTTCTGAACATTTTCTTTAGTTAAATCAATATTTTTGGCTTGTTTTCTATCTTCTAAATCATCCATTGAAGCAAAGTCAGGACGATTTGCACCATTTCTTAAACCTCTAAATGGTTGGTTTAAACCCAAAGCCATAAAGAAACGTTTGTCCATTGTTTCGAATTCACCTTCTGCCCAGTCACCGTATTGCATCTGAATTCCAAAATCTTTGATATAGCGTTCGTTTGATTCTAAATGCATTTGTAAATCGGAAAGTAAAAGTTTTGAATGTTTTTCAGTCTTACCGATAATTAAACCAAAGAATAACTCATCATTCTGTTTTAAATGCGTTACGTTTCCAACGTTTGAATGAATAGATTTTGCGGCGCCCCGAAACCAACGACGTTGTTGTTTAATGAATCGATTATTGAA